CAACGGCAGGTAGCATAACAAACATAAAGCCTCACGCACCAAACCATCTTGTTTATCTTGGATTTGTTACTACAGCTAGTAGTGGAAGTGCAGGTAGAATGTACGTTAGGGTTCAAAACGGATACGAGTTTGATGAGTTACATGACGTACAGATATTGTCACCATTAAACGGTGACTTAATTCAGTACGATCAGTCTACAGACCTATGGAAGAACAAATCGTTATCGGGTGCTGGAATACAACCAACATTAGTATCAGGTACATCCATTAAGACAGTTAATGGCAACTCATTGCTAGGTAGTGGCAATGTTAATATAGGTGCAAATTTATTAGGATATTCTGGGACTACTGGTAGTAGCAGTCAAGGATCAACTGTAGTTATTTCTAAATCACTATTAATACCTGCTAATACATTTACTACTGACTGTATAATGGAATTAAGATGGAGATTGGTTAGGATATCTGGTAACACTGGGCAAATGTACAGTAGATTATATATTAATACATCAAATAGTTTAACAGGTGCTAGTTTACTCAGTGGTATAATAACATTAAGTGGAGGAAGCACTCAGTATTCAGTTCTTGCAGATAAGAGTATTAGTTGCTCTAATAGCACATTAAGATGGATTAACACATCGAGTGGTACAGAGTCTACTCCATCACCATTTGCTAGTTTGTCAATCAATAGAAGTGTTAATCAATATTTATTATTCACCGTACAAACTACAGGAACTACTGAGATAGCTACTATAGATTTATTTAGAGCAATACTATATGCATAATACATTCATATATAACGAAACAGAATATACAATAACAGGACCGATTGAGGTTGTAAGTGATACTCAACTTCACGTTGAGACTGATAAGGGTATCATATTGGTAGACGATACGATGGAAATATACTATGAATTAAAATAGTTATCTTTGTGAGTATGAAATACATGCTCACATTTATTTTGTTTGTTAGTCTATTTTCTTGTTCGATAGAGCGAAGACTGGCAAAGTATTGTCCTATGTGTACACAGAAGGATAGCACCGTATATATAACTCAATATAGAGATACTACAATTAAAATTCCAGGAGAAACTGTGTATATAGAAGATACATTGTTTTGTGATTCATTAGGTAATGTGTATGCATCTAGGCTTGCAGAAAAAGACGGTACTATTATCAAACTACAGTCAAGAGTTAGAGAAAATAAGTACAAGGTGATTGCTCGTATAGATACTGTATATAAGACGGTTAAAGGAAATACAATTTACAAGACAAAACTTGTAACAAAAACTCAAAAGCCAGAACGTATAAAGTACATTCCTTGGTGGGTTAACTTCTTTGCTGTTTTAGGTGGAATATTATTTATAATTATACTCATATATGTCATAATAAAAATCATCAAAAAAAGCATTGTACCTGTCTCATGAAAAATCAACTAGATATCCTTATCAATACCATGCACTCTAACTGGGTTAAATTAATGGTCATGTTATTTACATTTTTATCTCCAATATATGGCCTATTAATATTAATAATATTTGTTATTACATTAGATACTATTACAGGTATATGGAAAGCTAAGAAAAATAAAATTCCTATAACTAGTGGAGGAGCTAGTGCTATGATATCTAAGGTAGGACTATATAGCATAACGTTAGTTATGTTCTATGCTATAGATGCGTTGATATTGAACAGTATTATATTACAGTTTTTTTCGGTTGAATTATTATTCACTAAAGGTCTAGCACTAATACTTGTGTCTATTGAGGTGATGAGTATTAACGAGAACTACAGAGCAGTGAAAGGACTTGATTTGTGGCAGGCAATGAAAAATTTATTTGCAAGAGCTAAAGAAATAAAAAAAAGCGTAGATGAAATTAGACACAACGAAGATATTACAGGTACGCCTATCTGATAGTCAGTACTTCCAAGAGGATAGTAAAAAAACTCAGATATACCTGCACCATACAGCAGGTGGGGGGGATGCTGCTGCGGTTAGTAGATACTGGAATAGTAATGAGACTAGAATAGCTACTGCATTTGTGGTAGGAGAGAGAGGTACCATAGTACAGTGCTTTAGTTCTAGACACTGGGCATGGCATCTAGGAATAGATAGCGAAGATTTCATTAAGGTAGGAACTAAGTATAAAAACTTGAATAAACTATCAGTAGGAATTGAAGTTTGTAACTGGGGGCCATTAAAACTAGTTAACGGAAAGTATTATAACTATGTAAAGAAATCTGTAGATCCGTCTATGGTTACCACATTAGATCAGCCATACAAGGGTCATATTTATTGGTATAAGTATACAGATGCACAGATTGAAAGCACTCGACAGTTAGTTGAGTATCTTTGCGAAACATACGACATTCCTAAGACATACAGAAATGAAATATTCGGAATAGATGTAGAAGCATTTAAAGGAACTCCAGGAATATATACACACAACTCAGTTCGTAAAGATAAGGCAGACATATATCCTTGTCCACGAATGATTGAAATGTTAAAAAACTTATGAAATTCAAGAGTCATTGGTTCAAAGAGATATGGGGACACGTAAGTTTAAGGATTATACTTGGTCCCGTAAGATTCTTTGCTATTGACGTTGACGTATTTAGAAATTTTTATTCAATTACTTTTATTAACTTTACACTTAGAAACAGATGAGCAAGAAAACATTAGAAGTAAAGGCATTCGAGAAGAAGCACGTTGAGAGACCTGGTGTTCATGCCAAGACTAAGACATCTTTTTTAAAAACATCAAAGAACTACAAGAAAAAATATAAAGGACAAGGACGATGAAAGCAGGAAACTATCAAACTCAATCACCAAGTGTAAACGATTTATTGTTTGGGACTAAAAATTCAAATGGAACTACTGTAAACTTTAAAGTGCAGGATGTGTTAAATCTTACACAGGCTCCTTCTGTTGTTTCTACAAACACACTGATTGCAACTACAATTTCAAACATAAACACATACTTTACTGGAACAGCTGGTGCTAACTTTGATATCACTATGCCAACCGCTAGTTCTAACATTGACGGTCTTAAGTATGTTATTATGTCAACTACCAATAGACCTCTAACAACTTGGATTACACCTGGAGCTACAGCAATTGTAGGTGCCCCAACATCATTAGTTGCACATACTCCAGTTTGTTTTCAGTATAACAATGCTAATACAACTTGGTATATCTCTATGTAATTTGTCATAGAAATTTACTATATTTGTGACATAATTTTAAATCTAATAAAATGGCAAAAGAAAACAAAATTACTCAAGAAGAGTTAGACAAGCTAAGATCTTTAAATCAAACTTACAGAGATCTTAAATTCCAAATCGCTGACATCGAGGTATCATTCGAACGAATGAAAAGCCAAAAGATGGCATCATTAGCTAATCTAGAAACATCTGCTTTTGATTTATCTCAGTTTCAAGATGAGTTAGTGTCCAAGTACGGAGACATTAAAATCAATCTTCAAACAGGTGAATATAATTAGAAAAATATCGATAGGCCCAGACTACATGAAATCTATGCACTATGTAGTTGGACAAGATGTTCTAAGAGGAAACGGTTCCATTGACACAATTTTGATGGAAGCAGACTCATCAATATCTATATATATCGTAAATCGCGATAAAGAGATAGTAAAGTGGAAAAGTTTCTCTTATTCAATGCCAATATCTATTGAGTATAACATAGATTTCTGATGAAGTCTCCATATCACTTTATAATTAAACCTTATAATGATAGGCGTTACGACAATATACGTAAGTATGGTGACGTTGATTTTATTATAAGTTCGTCCCAGGAAGACCACACTGTATCAAATCGAATCGGTGTGGTTGTTTCTGTTCCAACGTACTATAATGGACCTATAAAGAGTGGTGACCATGTAGTTGTTCACCATAACGTGTTTAAGTTTTACTATGACATGAAGGGTAACCAAAAGAGTAGTTGGCATCATTTGTTTGATGATTACTTCATTATAGATTCTGAACAGTTATATCTTTATAAAGATCCAAATGGCGAGTGGTGTTCGCCATATCCATACTGCTTTGTTAAACCAATAGATAATCAAGACAAGATTATATCTAGCACTGGATCAAGAGAAGATTTATGGGGAGAGCTAGTATACTTCAATGAAATGCTAGAAGATGTTAATAAAGGAGATATCGTGGCATTTTCTCCAGATAGTGAGTATGAGTTTAGAATAGATGGAGAGATACTATACAGAATGTACAACAAGAACATATGTCTAAAAAAATAGAACTTATTAATGCAGCAAAGATTGCTGTTGATGAACTTATAAAGGTACTAAAAGAACCTATTATAACCCATGCAGAGGACGATATATCTGCCGATAAGTTAAAGAATGCTGCATCTGCAAAGAGGCTAGCGTTTGAGGATGCGTTGTACATGTTAGGAAAGATTGACGAAGAAGAAAACAGAGATAATCAGCCTGCTGTTGCTCAAGTAGACTTTGGTAAGTCTGGATTTGCGGAAGTAAGGGCAAAAGCTAAGAATGGAAAATAATCTATATACAGTTCTTGAAGACTGCGTTAGCAAGTCAATAATCTCTAACAAGAATAAGAGAAAGAACTGGGAGTATGGATATAATAAGGAGTATGACATTGTCGTTATATCGAAAGATGGTACGATAGGTGACATATACAACATAAGCGGACTAAAGGTAGCCCTACCATCCGTTCCAGAAAAAGTTGAAAACAGGGGAAATAGATGGCAATCTAAAGAGTATCCAAAAGAGCTTCAAAAAATAAAAAGCATATTCGACTGGAACAGAAGAGACAACGCATTTAAGATACAATACGTTGACTATATTGAGCAGGAGTTTGATAGAAGGGATAATGGGTTTTGGTTTATAAATAATGGTAAGCCAACATACATCACTGGCACTCACTACATGTACTTGCAGTGGACCAAGATAGACATTGGTCTACCAGACTTTAGAGAATCAAACAGAATATTTTATATCTACTGGGAGGCATGCAAGGCTGACACCAGATCGTTTGGTATGTGTTACCTAAAGAACAGAC